GTTCAGATGCCCAAGCACTATCGCTAACACAATCAACCCATTCTACTCTGACTTTGGTATAGGGTATATCGTTAGAGTCTTTATCTTTGACTGACTTCTTTTTTTTAGTGTAACGTTTTTTTGTCATTAGCTGCCCATATGTATTGTTCTATTTCATCAAAAGGTACGAGTGCTTCACCTTCTTCTTCAAAAACTAATTGTAAGTATGTGCTATAGATAATAGCAAGTGCCATTGCATCAGCAGCTCTTAGTGTAAGATGAGGATTTTGTTCTCTAATAAAATCACCTATAGCATCAGGCTTAACGTTCCTGAGAAATTTATCAGAGTAAGCTTTGCTACGCTTTGGAAATTTTATTATTTTAGTCATGTTTACACGCACCTCTGGCGAGGATAACTAATATAATTATTTGGGTTGCAGTAGAAAATCAATGTTTTTTTTAATCTTAGGTACAAGTTTATTATAAACATTAAGCCAAAGCATACTATCATCATAAAAAAAAGCCTTATTTTTCCACATATCGTGGTAATGATTGTAGAAAATACTACATATTGGGATAGGGTCAATATCTAATTTTTCCCAAAATTGTCTTTCAGACATCCCACAGTTGTGTAATTGATGATGATGTTTGACACAAAGTGGTATTGTATATTGATCACCTACTTTTTGACTAATGCCTCTTGGCATAGCAAAAGTAATATGATGAGCATTACAACCATTTTGTTGACAGATTATACATGGATTAGATGCTACCCATTTTAGGTATTTTTTGTCTTTTATTCTGAGTTCCTTGTCCTTTGATAGTGTTATGCACTTTTTTATACCCATAATATATTGCTAATCTAGATAATCCTTCATGTGTTCTATTTGATGCTTTACGTTCTGTCAATCCAAGAATGTGAGCAATTTCAATTATTCCATAGTTGAACCAGCAGAATAGTTTCATACATTCTGCCATTGATGGACCAATCTGTTCATCACAATCTTTGACTGCCATAGCAGCTCCAAGTGATGAAGTGATAAAGTCAGTACTGGTTCCATCTACTCGATCTTTTAGATAGTCACCGGTACTTCCTCCCATAAGCTCACACATCAATCTATATCTAGAACCTGCCTCATATTCTTCCATAGATATGAGCTTACGATGAAACATATACATTAGACGAGATTCTCTAATGTTTAACCAAACTTTTTTTTTATCTCTGATTGTAGAAATAAGTTCTGGTTTTTCTATTTTACGCATATGTATTTGTATAGTTATCCTTTGCTTTATCAACAAAAGATCTAAATTTATCGTTTGTATTATATAACTTATAAAGTCTAAATACACGATTTTTATTACAACAATGATAACGAGCAATAAGGCTCTTGCATCCATACGCTTTCGTAGGGTGCAATAGCCAGGACAATATAATTGATAAGTTGTACAAATTATAGTGTTGCTTGTCTTTTATTGTCGATTTACCTTTTAACACATCTATTGGTATGTTATAGGTAGCACTTATATATTTTTGAACATTAATAACCATGAGGAGATAATTATGAAAATTAAATATAGACACTCTGCCTCCAAGACTAATACGTTTATTGATAGTCCACCATTTTGGATCATCAATGAATTATTTGATTTTGAGTCAGAACCAAATGCAAGAATGGTAATGGGATTGGCAGCTGAAGATGCTGCACATCATGCATTATCAAACCAAATCAATGATGAAGATACTATCACAGATTATTCTAAAAAGAAATATTTAGAACATAATGTAGATGAAGCTAGTGAATGTGAATGGTCTGGTATCATTGCTAATAAGTTTGTAAAGAACTTAAAAGAGTTTGGTGAAGTTAAATCATTTCAGAATGAGAAACAGATATCTGGTGAAAAATATGGTCTAAAATATGATGTAATAGCTAAAACTGACTTTGAGTTTGATGAATGTATTATAGATACAAAAGCTACAGCATATATTAGACGACTAAAAGCAGGTCATGTAGATCCTAAATGGTATCCAAAACCTGCTGATGTACGTCAACAATGTCTATACAGAGATATATTTGGTAAACCTACAATGTTATTGTATTGTTCTCCAAAAGATGAATATTGTGTAGATATGGTAGATCGTACAGATCTAAATGATATTATCAATGCAATGAAGCATATCGAACACATATTAGAAATATGTAAAACTAAAGATGATGTTGTACGCATATTTCCTTTGATATGCGACAACTTCAGATGGAAGGGTAGTCCTGGATCTGAAGAATTTGCTAAAGAAATCTGGACGAAAGTATTAAAATAATCTATAAATACTTATGCAAAGATTAGGTAAAATAATAAAACAAATAAACAATAGGAGACAGATAATGGAAACTGAAACCTTTGAATGCTCATTTAAAAGAGCTTTTGAGAAAGATGATGGTGGCGTAACAGTATACGTAACTAAAGACGATGGTACTGATATGACTATCTATGGTGAGGCTATTGGAGCTTCACGTTGGCAAAAAGGTGCAAGATTAAAAATTGCAGCACAGCCAGTAAGAACAAGTAAGACAGGTAAACAATATCAAACAGCTAATGCTATTGAGTTGTTAAGTGGTGAGGTTGCTGTACCAAATGGTACTACAGCATCAGCTACAAGCAAAGATCCTGCTGCACAATGGAAAGAAAAGTACAGATTGACTATGAGTAATTTATTATCTGCTGCTATACAATCAGGCAATGACGTTGATTTTAACAAGATTGATAGCTATGTACGTAAGATATTGAATGCTCAATATGATGGAGACGAAGCTCCATTTTAACAGAATCATTTATCTCCCTCGAGTTAATGATAGTTGCTGGGTGGGTGCTCCCTGCCCAGTAACAGAAAGATTTTATGGACTTAATACTACTCAATGATGGAGTGTATAGTCTAGTTTCAGTCACAAAAGAAATGATGCAAGGTATTGAACTCTTTACAGAGGTCAGTTGCTTTGATCTATGTGATATACTAAGACTACACTTAACAACATACTACGATGAAATTAATCGTCATGTAATGAATGATGGAACAGGAGATTTTTTCGGATGTATTTGTTCAAATTAGAACTAGAAATGATGGGTATAAACACGTATAAGAATGAAGATTTGGTGTTGAAATTATATAAATTATATTTAAAGGAGGATAAGAGTGATTACAGAAAAGCGATTGGAAGATGCGTTGAAGTATCTAGCAGACACAGACGAAGAGAATGCAAAAGCTAATGCTCAGGTTAAGTATTTGGATAGGCTTCTTAAGAGAAAGAAAGCTCTCCATATCACAGGTAATACAAGTGATAAAAGTGTATCTGCTAAAGAGCAAACCTACTACGCAAGTGATATATATAAAGATGCAGTACAGGAATTATTTAATGCAGAGGTTACAGCGAGTACGCTTGAGAATAAAAGAGATAAAGAAGGAATTGTTATAGATCTATTTAGAACATTAGAAGCTAGTAGACGTAAAAATAATATATGATTTATAAGTTCAAGAGATGGGTGCAGTTACCTGCATATACAGAAATAATTATTAAAGCTGACTCAGATGAGGAGGCGTTAAAGATTGTTAGAGCTATAGATCCATCTACATTGAACTGGCGTGAAACAGATCCAATAGAACAACGTATGACATACGAAGTTACAGATGAGGACTCCTGAGCAAAGAATGTTTTTAAATGTAATAACCCAAGCAATACATGATGCTGCATATCAAGGGGTAGATAGATATTACCAATATCATAGAGATCAAGCTGTGTCCTGGCTGACCAGTAACTCTAGAGATTTTAGAATAATATGTAGATTAGCAGATTTAGATCCTGATTATACTCATGTAAAAATGACAAAAGCAATGAAACATGATATCAAACAGTTAAGAAGAAACTACTACAGAAAACAAAAACCAGAACGAGATGATCGTCCTGGTCGGTATAGGTTAAAATTTTAATGACTGATATAGATATGTTTAAAGATATGACTTATGACACACTCAATAAACAGGTTGATGGTAATCATTATTCAAAGATGAAAGTGCAACCTGCATACTTCATAAATGAAAATAATCTACCATTTGCTGAAGGCAATGCTATTAAATACATATGCCGACATAAACAAAAAGGTAAAAAGAAAGATATAGAAAAAGCTATTCACTATTTAGAAATGATTATAGAGAGAGATTACTCTTGATCTAATATCAACTTCTTAATAGATTTTTCACCCATATATATTTCTGTTTCAGCTTTAGATATAATACATCTATACTCGGTAGAGGGTGATGCATTTCTGTTTGCTATTCTTTTACCACGTAAACATTCTGACATGTTTGGTTGTATTCTATGTTCTTTTATTTCATGATCAACGATCATTAATAATGCAATTACTGTTTCTATCATTAGTGATTACCATTTATTTTTTTTTGTAATAAATCTACTTGTTCTTTAAGATGATCTATATTTACTTTATTATATCTTGATGCTTCAATCTCTTTTTCAATAGATTCTATCTGACCTGCAAGGTGTTCAATAAGCATATACATCTCTAGATTTTTTGGTTCTTGTTCAGCTTTTTTTAAAAGATCTGCTTGAAAGAGAGTATCAGATGTCTCTAATTTATTTAATCTTTCTACTATACCAAAATATGCCCATACACCTATAGCAACTGCTGCAACAAGTGCAATCAGATTTCTAATTGGTAGGCTTACGTTTGTGTTTTCGTTTAGTTTCACCATGAAATATTGGTAATGATTTACCAGACATATAGAAACATTTTAGACAATACTTGTCTTTGTCAAATACTACATATCTGTGTAAAAGTTTTTTTTTACAAGTTTTACATTTAGAGTGGTCAATCATTTCTTTCGCATAATATCAGCACCTTTAAGACCATAAATAGCACTAACCACTCCTATAAATATAGCTTGATACCAGTATGGTAAGTTCTTAAAGTATTCAAAAAACAAGTCTAGTTTAGCACGAATCTCAGGATCGTCAGAGAACACAGACCAACCCAATAAAAGAATAGGCAAAGATACGAGAATAAGGACAAATTCGTCTTTCCAACCATTATCATTACTCTCAATAATTTTCGCTTTATATTCAAGTTCGCCTTTCGCCATACGTTCAGCATGTACTCGCTGAGCATCTGACATTAATTGTTTTGTTTTTTGTTTGTTCTGATAAATGTGAGACGCTGTTTTAACGCCTAATGATAATAAATTCAACCACATATTATTTCTTTTTTACTTTGTACATTATATGAGTACGCCCACCTTGATAGTGAGTATACTTACTATTTTTGTGTAATTTTTCCCAGCCATACTTATGTAATTTAAAACCAATATTCATAATTAAGCTGAAGAACCAGTTGGATGCCCTTCCCATGCTTTGTACATTCCTTCCACAA